AATCGACCAAATGCAGAACCTATTTGCCTAGATAAGTCAGCCATACGTTCTGCTATTTCTGTAGCTGTAGCTGGAGTTCTATTAGGGTCACCAAGCATTTCATTATACAAAGCTCTCTTAATATTTAACCTCATGTCATTTAAAATAAACTGACTTACATCAAAATTACCTGCTGCCCTTATAGGTTGTAAGCCAGCTGAGTTAGGAGCTTTAGGAATAACAGTACCGGGAACTAAACTAATTGTATCTGGATTAATAATACCATCATCATCTAATTGATAAATACCAGATATAGCCATCTGTGCATTTTCCAATACTAACTGTACAGTAAGGTTAGTTGTTTTAATTGCACTTAAAGCATTCATTAGTGGGCCACGACCGTATACTTCTCCAGCACACTTTGACCAACGAAAACAAATAAACGGATTAGAACCTACACCTTTAAAGGAATCTGCAAAGATAACATTCTTATCTCCCATTTCAACAACATAAGATAAGTAAGCATCTTCATTTAATAACATATAGTCCTTACAAATTACTTCTAAAATACTTGATCTAGTATCAGGACTATTGTGAATTAACTGTTGTAGCTTTGGACTAAATGTACCATTGGGATATAAAATAGGTAAATCAGAATACCTTACTTTTCTCTCACGAAAGATATGATCTATCTTATCATCAGGGCCAGTATCAAGTACAACATGGGGTAAAGGTATAGCACTAAAATTTACAGGATGAACTGCATCACCTTCAGCAACATGAAGAACACCAGTCCCTACTGCCAAGTCCATAAATGATTCATGAACTTCTTGACCAAAGTTTGAGTTTTGTAATACCTCAAAAACATAATCAGTTACTTCATCAAGATCATTATTAACTTCTTCTCTTTGTTCTTTAGGAACTTCTGAACCAGCAACAAAGTCAGCCCAACGAGCAAAGTTAGGAACTAAACCAGCTTGTAATCTTGATGCAAACTCTTGTACACCAACCACTGCCGTTTCATCAAATATCTTTTCATCTCTACGTTGACCAACTGATTCTGTATAAAAAGATTCTCTTTGAGGCATAGAGTATTCGTAACACTCTTCAAACAAAGGAATAAAATTATCTCTATGAGCTTTTGCTTTCTCATATTTTTTTAAATAATCGTTTGCTGTTTCGTGCATATCAACCTCTTTTTGAATAAAAGCCTTTACCACCAGACGGTCCAACAATTAATGACTTAGCTCTTTTAGTACTTGCCGTTCTCATATAAGTACCAGACATTCTTTTTTTCAAGGCAGAGCTAGTTGATTGATCTGTTTCTGGCATTAAGGATCGAGTTGTACTAGATAAAGATTGTGTACGAGTAACATTACGTTCTAGGTTTTCACGCTTAAGTCTTTCTCGCTCTTCTTGCTCTCTACGCTTTTGTTCTTTTTGTGCAGCTTCTACTTCTGGATCAACTGTAGCAGCACTACTACCACCAAAACACATTGTACAATCTCCTTACATCCTTGACCAAAAATTAAATCTTTGCGTTATCGGTTTTCTTTTAAATATATCATAGTCTCTTTTAGCATTAAACGAAGAGAGGGGTTGTTGTCCAGCAATTAATTGTCTCCCTTCACCAGCTCCCAACATTAAATATTGTAAAGCATCATGGATGTGGGAGTACATATTCTTTTCTGGTTTATCATCATAACGTTCTCCAGATACTTGCATTCTTCTATAACAGTATCCACCTTGGAATCCTTTGATTAAAGTAGGGCAACGTCTGTCAATTATAAATGCTGGGTTTCCATCTGACATCTTTGTTAATTGAGAACCAACAGACTCTAAACGCAAATCAACACTATTAGATGGAGCTGGTATTGCTCTTAATCCAGCACCACGAAGAATCTGAAAAGGGGTAGACTCATCCGTTTGCGCTCTAAAATCCCCTGCTGGATCACCAATAATATTAACATCCAATCCAGAAAAACGAGTTGCTATCTCTTGCCTTAACAATTCAGCAAAACGAACAATACCCATATCAATCGCTACAATCTCTGATTGTATTAACCATCTTCCTCTTACCTTCTGACCAAAGACTGCTGCTGGGGTTAATCCAAAATCAATACCAACATACAAAGGAACACCAATAGCAATAGGTATTTCTTCTTCAGCAATATGAGTTTCACTTACAAACTGTGGATACACAGGCTTACCTTCTTGAATAGAACCTAACTTGTTCATAACATAAACATCTATCCAGCTTTTAGTCTTTCCTCTAATTAAATTTGGATAATACGTTGCAAGTATATTAGATTTATTTTCAGCATTCTTATTCATTACATAACTATTAACATCACCCTTCTCATCTAGCTTCTCACTCATAGCAGAAGGTTGTACATAGAAAGACCAGTTATCAGGTTTAATTAACATCTGTGCTTGCTCTCTAGGAATATAATCTGGTATCGGAACTTCACCAGCCATAATAGCCCACCAATGATCTTCCTCTGGAGCATTGGTATCTGCTATAACGCCAGACCAACTTGGGCCACCTTCTCTCATAGAAGGGTATCGACCAACACGCATAGTACACGCATCAATAATACTTTTCGGAACTTCCCTTGCTTCATTAATCCAAATGCCAGTTAGTTCTAAAGACAATAATTTTTTAACATCCTCAGGTCTATCTAATGCTAAGAACAAAACCTCAATATCTAATTCATCTTGTTGTATATGATGAGTGTATGGAACTGACCAATGAAACTTTCCCCATACATCTTCTGGAAACCAATCTAACCAAGTCTTAATAGTTGTGGTTCTTAACTGAGGGTTAGTGTTTCTTATAATAGCCCAACGGCTTTTACGCTTACCTTCTTTGTTCTTATGTTGCTCTAAGCTTCTACGAAAAACTTCAACACAACAAGCAACAGACTTACCAGAACCTACCGGACCTCTTATGCCTCTAAAAAAATTAGAGTCCTTCATAAAAGACTTTATGGTTTGACCATCAGGTTTATAAGTAAAGGTATGCACTATAATTTATATTTAACCATCATCGGCAATGTAAGAATAGCTATCCCACTCAGGTGAGCTTACAGCTGCACTATAAGCTTCACGCTCACTATATCCTTGCGTTCTTAGTTTCTGCATCATATCAATAAAAAAAGGAACTTTTAATATATGTTCATTCTTCAAACGGTAAATATTACCATATTGAAAAACATCTACTGCTAACTCAATTGGTTTACCCTTATAAGTTTTAGGGGGATTTGGGGGTTTTATTTTGCTACCAGTTAATGCTAATAATGATTTTTTAGCTTTCTTTTCTTTTTTAATTGCAGCAACCTTGCTTGCATCTTTAGCCATCACTATTCCTTTCTACAAAGTATCTATCTTAAAGTCTTTACCAGTTTTTAAATGTTTTTCAATAACCTCTGGAAGAATTGTAGCAATCAACTTATCAGCCTCATAGTCTGTGCAAAACTGTTTAGGGTGATACTTTAAATGCACAGTCTTAACAACTTGCCTTAGTATTCTACGTTCTTCCTGATTAAGCTTGTGAAGAAAACTCATTTCTTTTTTCTAGTACGCTTACTACGTTCACTACGTGCAGGTGGTTTTGGAGTTGGCTTTGGTTCTTCAGTTTTCTTAGAAGGTAGCCAAAAAAATAATATTCTAAATAACATACTCATGTTCTATACTTCCTTACTTTCTGTGCAATCTTCTTAGGTTGCTTTACAAATTGTTTCCCAGCACGATTGCCTTTTGCTTTTGCTTTGTTGGTTGCCGCTTTCTCACTAGCACTTAAAGACTTCCAAGCCTTATCTGGTAAATACCTTTTC